CTTAGCCTCAGCCTCGATAATCTTTGCCCTTGCTTCAAAGGACTCTTTCTCGTACTTAAGAACCTGATCGATGACTGTAGCCTGAGTAAGCAAAAGACGCTCTTTGTGTTGTAGCTTTTCTTCCTTACTTGTATGTACTTGGTCAATCAGTTCAGCAGCAGGCTGAAAGATGCCTTGAATCAAGGTTAGCAGGTTCATTTATTTGCTAGACAAAGGTTGGTTAGTCACAGCCCTAAGAAGAACAATTGAAACTGCAAGAACACAACCCACCAAAGCTTGCCAATGGGGGTCTATAGGGAGCATAAAGACAAACCCTTGAAGAACACTAAGCACAGCCACCGCAAGTGCAAATAGCACTGTTTTAGACTTAAGCAAAGATTTTATAGATGGCATTTTAATTTTATTCTGCTTTTTGTTCTTCTTCTTTAACCTGAGGGGCTGCTTGTTCCTGGATGGCTTTGATAATCTGAAACACTTCACCATAAGGACGAGCACCTAGATATTGAAGGATTCCGTTTACAAGAGAAAGAGAAAGTTCAATGTTCTGGTCGTTCATTTTTTTGATTGTATTAATGTAAATCAACCCAAGAAGTGCCGTTATAAACTTTCAATTTATTATCTGTAGAATTGTAATACACATCCCCAGTTTCAGCTCCTGCAGGATCCGAAGCCAAAGGGACAAAACGAAGCTGGCCTGTTGATTTCACCCGCGCACGCTCAGTGCCACCAGTAGACACCCCTACCACATCAGCGGCAGGGAAGAACACGCCTGTGTTCGTATCGGCAATGGTGGTCAGGGTGGGTGCGGAGGCAGTCCCCGATCCTACTTGTACTGAACCGGCAAAATAATTAGGTGACGATGCATCGGAAATGTAAATACCCCAGCGGTTCGTTAGGGTGCCTGTAATAGTCGGCGCAGCTGCAAAAAATGCATAGTAGTTTGTTACAGTTGCTGTTGCACGAATATTAGGCCCGCCAATATTTGTACCATAAAGATTAGTTATTGAGGTAGTAGGGCCAGATGCTCTTCCTAATGTTATGGCTGACCCAATAAAAAGAGAGGCATTTGTTATTGTTGTGTTTTGATCTGTTGAAACAGTTGATGTTTCTAATCTAGCAGAAAATCCACTGATGTTTGTTGTACTACCGCTTCCTGAAAAAACAGAACAACCTGCCCCTGTTATCTCAGCAGAAGAAGCCCCTGATCCAACAGAACCATCAACGCCAGCAACAGCAAATAAACCCTGCTGCGCATTAGATGCGTTTGTTGATGAGTCTGTAGACGATGTTCTAATAGCAGAAAAAAGACCCCCTTGAAGAAAAACTCTTGAAGACGCTGCTGCAAAAGTAATTCTAGGAGAAGACACAACCCCCCGTAAACTGCTTTGATTTGAACCACCAGTTCCAGTAGCGGATAATGTGGGGCGTACTAAAATAGATTGATGCTCTAATGAACTAGATCCGTCAAAAGAGACATTTGCAAGACTATTTACTGAAGACCGTATAGTTGTGTTTGTAACTCCTGAAGGAGTGCTTGATTCATATGAAGTATAAGGATAAATTCCATATCCACTAAAAACACAACCACCAGGAACAGAAGTTGTGGTAAATCCGGTAGCAGTTCCTATAAGAAGATTACCACTGCTATCAACTTCCAGTTTGGTAGCAACTGCAGTGGCAATGTTATTAAATTCAGTGTCGAACTCAGTACCACGAATAATCTTTTGAGAGTCGCCTGAAGGAAGGGTATCTTTTGCACCAAAGTTAGTGGTCTTAGTATAGTTACTCATTTTAGCCTGCTGCTTTTACGTAGTATGTGACAAAACTTACAATGGTTGCTAAAGAGAACCAAAGTGCTCTTTCAAACATAGAGACTTGCTTAGAATTTACAGCAACCCTAGAAATCAACCCACCAAGGGTTTCTTCTTGCTTCTCAAGTCTATCTTCAATCTTTTCAATTCGTTCATTAGAAGCAAGAACTTTTTCTTCTACACGAGCAATGGTCAAGATTGCTTCAGTGAGCTTATCTAGTTTATTTTCAATCCTTGAGAGTCGATCTTCAGTCACTGTCAGGACACCCTATGGGTTTATATATAAGAAAAAGGCAAGGCTACGCTTTCTCTTTTGGAAGAAAGTTTCACCTTGCCCTTTAATAGCTATTACAGGTCGTTTACAGCCAAAACGAAACCTGCTTCAGGCCGGAAAGCCTGAACACCATAGAGCGTGTCTGCAGTAAACAGCGTAGCAAGGTACTCTTGCTTGTACTGAGTCTGCGAACGAACAGCCATCTGTTCTGCCAGGACAAGGGCTTCCTTATGGAACAGAAGGGCACCACGGATTGCAACGCTGTTACCAACAGCCGTGTTGGCTGCTGCCGTTTCAATCGTGGGGCAGTTTGAGGACACATAAACATCAATACCATAAACCGAACCAATCAGGCCCGATTGTACGGTACGTGCATCACGGAAGTCCGAGGACACGTAACGGTCAATGCCCATGATTGCCGAACGCAGTGCAGGCGGAACAACAAATGCACGACCATCCATCGGCACGTCATTGTCATCCATCTTCTTGATCAGCGCACGGAAGCCTGCGTCAGTAAACACATCAGTGTCGATCACGGTATCTACTGCATAGGCAGTGAGGCCCGTGGAAGCATCAATGTAGTACACTGCGTTGTTGCTTGCCCAGCTAGCACCATCAGTCGTCGGGCTCAGCGTCAGCGTACCGTTACCAAAGCCAGTCGAAGCACTGAACAGGTCAGTGTCAACTTTAAGCGCCAGTTGGTAACCAGCGTCTTCCGTATAGAAGCGACGCAGGCTCGACAGTGCCTGAACTTCTACGATATCCTCAATCAGACGCGAATACTCAAAGTGACGATTGATGTTGATGGTCAGTTCAGACTCAAGATTGGCTTGAATCGTTACTGCCGTTGCTTCAGCCTTGGCAAAAGCAGAACCACGAATCGGCTTCGGTACGTGGATCAGATCGCCCTTCTTGCCCTTCATGGTCATCTTCTTGACCAAGGGGGACAGCTTCAGATTCTTTTGATAAGCAGCGATGATCTCATCACTCCAAATCTCTGGAATAAATTTATCTGCTGCTGTTTTGTCTACTACAGCATTAGCTGTAAAATACGCACCACTAGTTTCACCAGCCATTTTCTTAAATTACCTTTATAAAGTTAAAGTTAAATAACCCTCCCTTCAGCGTAGGCTTGCATAATTTCAGGTTGCAAAGCTTCATAGCGTGCGGGGTCGGTTTTCATTAGATTAATGATGTCAGCCCTACGAAACTTTTTCTTGGCCCTTTGTTCTGCACTGCCCCTAACAGTTCCAGTGCTGGCGGACTTCAAAGCATCACGTCGTGCTGCCTTTTCCACCGTAGCTGTGTTTTGGACAGTCTGCTGGCGATCTTTCCACAAACTAAACAACTCATCAGCAGCGTCTGCATCGTACCGTTGATCGGCCATTACAAACAGTTGCGTTCTGATCTTGCTTGATTGAATCCAAGCAGCAAAGTTAGGATCTTTAAGAATATCTTCCATCTCTGGATGCTTATTCTTAACAACAGACAAAGCAGCAGCCTTTCGAGCTTCTTCAGTGTACTGTTTAGCCTGCTTGATGCTTGGGTGGTTCTCGATCTCGTGCTTTACAGCAGTCTTAGGGTCAACGAAGAAATCAACTTCTTCAAGTTGTTCTTCAGGCTCATTTTGTTTGTTCGCTTGGAGTTGTGTCTGAATATATTGATCAACAATTTTCCGAAGTTCACCAACTTCAGAACCATGCTTTCCAATCAGCTTTTCAGCTTCCTGGTGCATGCGAACAAGATCTTTAACACTCTTGCCCCGATAGCGATCAGGGAGTTCTTCTTCAATCTCTTGTTCTACTGGTTGTTGAAAATCTTGAATATCAGGGGTGTCCTGTGTAGGATCCTGAATTTCATCAGCGTTCAAACTCTCCTCAAGTTCGTCAAGTAGGATTGCTCTACCCATTAGTCTTTTGCTCCGTGGTTATTTCACATTATGGAGGTTGTTTAAGAAAGATTTGCCGAGCAACTAGTCGGATCTTCCTTTTGAGCCCGCTCTTTCGTGTTCCCTAATCCACTTTGATT